AATATGCAAAGCGAGTCCAAGCCGGTAAAGATTTAAAGCGGTCGCAATCAACAGCCAGAGAGAAAAAATTCTTTGCCGAAACGCAAAAAAGGCTAGATGCGGCACCATTGGCGCAAAGCAGAGCAGCAGCGAAAAAAAGCGTAACGGCCAATAGCGCACGGGCTACCGGCAAGCTGGCCAGGCCCGTCGCTAAGGGCAACATCAGGCGAACTGGTGGCAGGCTTGGCCCTAAAAATACGATCAAGCCGGGGCCTAAATCACCGCGCACCAAAATGAATCGTGCGATCGATAACGTGATCAAAAAAGGCAAAGCCCTGAAGGGTTCTGCGGAGAAGTTGCGCGGCGTGAAGAAGCAGGCTGATGCACTGCGGGGCCGGATGCTGAAAGAAGACAAGGGCCGATTGAGCCGGGCACTATCAAAGCCATCAGTGACGGATAAGCGCAGCCGAGATTATGGCGGGAGGTTGACGAAAGGAGCGCGGGGCCAGGATCCAGCAACTGGCGGGAAGAAGAGCAGGGCAAGACGCAAGGCAGCCACCAACAAGCCAGCAGCGGCGAAGCCAGCAAGGCGCAAAACTCTTAATACTTCAGGCGCATCATTTGAGCGGCGGCGAGCATTAGCAGAGCCCAAAGTTGCGTCTAATCGTCGGCTTAAAGCCGAAGCGTCTAGGCCAATGCAGTTCAGCGGCAAAAAGGCAGGGGGCAAAGCTGATCAATTATTCCGTGACAAAGTGGCGCAAGCAAGTTACAACAGGCAACGAACCTCTGAAGGCGTGGCAGCTCGTGCAAAAAGATTTTACGATGGAGCGTCTCAATTTCATTCAGCATTCAGCAATCGACCTAGATATTCGACAATTAGGAAGCCGGCAAAAGACGCAGGGCAGTGGAGTTCGAGCAGCCAGTCAGCTTGGTCTAACGATTTAAGGAAACGCCGCACAGGCAAACGCCGTAGGAGCTGACCTGCTACGCTCAGCACGTTGCCTGAGTTAAGGGGTTCTCAGGTTTCGTTGGTCCAGTTGGGTTCATAGCCTCAGCGAGTCGAGCCGCTGGGGCTTTTTAATGCCTATAAGCGTCTGCCGCTTTTCGTGCATTGGCCTGCCGCAGCTGCTTACGGTGCGACTCCACCAGGTGCCAGGACGACACATTGCAACAGCTAGTGATCCCTTCCTCTGTCAGGCATACCCGCACGCAATCGTCTGCGGTGGCGCTTACGTCTAGATCGTTCATGCCTGTTTTGATGCCTCTTGCTAAATTAGGGCCGAACCCATCCCCAGCATCATGGAAGAATTTCTCAACGCTCTCGACGAGCTCATCGCAGAAACTGAAGGGCTCAGCGTCATCGAGCTTGTCGGCGCTTTGGAACTAGCCAAAAACGACATCATCGCAGGGCTTGCCGTGGCCGAAATGCTGACCGAAGAAGGCGAAGGCGAAGAGGCAACAGCATGACACGGCCCGTCGTAACCGCTGTTGGCCGCTTACTGCAGCCAAAACACGGTGAACCGCGAAAGCATCAGCTGATTAAAGTTGATGCAAATGGCCGTGCCAAAATTATCAAAGATCAGCCGGCCTAAACTGTCAGCAAAAGGCGGCTACAGCATTGGGCTATCAATCAACGGCACGAAATAGAACTAAAACCTCAAAGGTCGTAAATGTCTATGACCCGAATCAAGCATGGATCGATCAGGAGCCACACTGGGAGCTGATCGAATGCCTGCTGACGGGCACCTACGGCATCAGGAAGGAGGGCCGTAAATATCTCCCGCAGGAGCCGCGGGAGCAAGACGATGCCTATCAGAACAGATTGCTTCGCAGCACACTTCAGCCCTACTACGTCAGGCTGGAGCGGTTACTGGCCGGGATGCTTACGCGGAAGCCCGTCAAACTGAACGACATCAGCGACGGCATCCGTGAGGACATGTTTGATGTTGACCGGCAGGGCAATGACCTGAACACTTGGGTGTATGAAACCGCCCGTAAGGCGATCCGCTATGGCCATGCTGGCGTTTTAGTTGATGCGCCATCAGACGGTAACGGCAGGCCGTACTGGTGCGCCTACATCCCAAGGGACATCTTGGGCTGGCGTACTGAAATGCAAGACGGCAAGCCTCGACTCGTTCAGCTCAGATTGAAAGAGCAGGTGACAGAGCCTGATGGAGAATACGGCGAAAAAATGGTTAGTCAGGTGAGAGTATTGACGCCAGGGTATTACGAGCTATTTAGACAAGATGAGAAGAAAGACTACACATTATTTGAAGAAGGTAAAACAAGCCTTAGCGAAATACCGTTTTCAGTTGTATATAGCAACCGCGTCAATTACTTGCAATCAAAGCCACCGATGGAAGACATTGGTGAACTAAACATCAAGGCGTATCAAGTTCAATCAGATTTAGACAACATCTTGCATGTGGCAGCGGTGCCGATGCTGGCGATTTTTGGATTTCCGCAATCAGCAGAAGAGATCAGCGCGGGGCCGAATGAAGCGCTTGCATTACCTGAAGGCGCATCAGCGCAATACATCGAGCCGGGTGGAGCGAGCTTTAACGCATTGTTCCAGCGGCTGGATCAGATCGAGAAGCAGATCAATGAGCTGGGTCTGTCCAGTGTGCTAGGCCAAAAGCTCTCAGCCGAGACAGCCGAGTCAAAGCGCATCGATCGCAGCCAAGGCGATTCAACGATGATGGTGATTGCCCAAAATATGCAGGACATGATCGACAACTGCCTGCGGTTTCATGCTGCCTACCTCAACGACGCATCACCCGGCAGTGCATTGATCAACCGTGACTTCATGGGCTCCCGCATGGACCCTGCAGAGATCAAAGCGCTGCTCGAGCTCTACCTGGCTGGCACCATCACCCAATCGACGATGTTGACCCAGCTAGAAGCCGGGGAGGTTCTTGGTGATGACTTTGACCTAGAGGAGGAGCTGGCCGCATTGGCTGCTGGTGGCCTGCAGGAATGAGCACCCCGTCTGAGTTCTATCGGCACGCTGTTGATCTAAACAGGTTCAGCAATGCTGAGGCAAAGCAAATTGCGATCGCTTACAACCGTTTGATTTTGCAGGCTGTCGCCGACCTGCAGATCTTGGTCGAAGACGAACGGGCCTTTGACCGTCAAACCAGACTCAGGGAGATCATTCGGCAGCTACGGGCAAGCCTCGACAACTGGGCCGGCGAAAGCTCAGCATTACTGGCCGGGGAGCTGCAGGGCTTGGCCACATTTGAGGAGCAGTTCATACGGGCGCAGCTGCTCGAGATGGTGCCAGAACGGCTGGCTGATCAGGTCAGAGCGTTGCAGATCGATCCAGCCTTTGCCCGTGCCGTTGTGATGACAGACCCAATTGAGATCGGTCTGAATGTCCTGTCTGATGACCTGCTGCAAGCAGTCGGCCCATCACCGGCAACATTCAGGCTGACTGCAACGCAGGGCGCTCAGATCACGTTGCCGAATGGCTCGACCGTATCAAAAGCATTCAGGGGAATCGCTGAATCTCAAGCTGAGCTGTTTACGAAAACTGTTCAGTCTGGGTTTTTAGCAGGTGATTCAGGGCCACAAATGGCAAGGCGCCTAAAGGGCCGTTTGCAATTTGCTGATTTTGGGCCGCTATCAGTTCGGCAACTAGCGCAGGCCGGCGGGCAGCTCACAGCCGTGGCCAACCACCAGGTGAACACGTTGGTTAGGACAAGCGTCAATCAGGTGGCAAATGCAACCAGCCAGGCCACCTACAAGGCGAACGCTGAGATCACCGAGAAATACAAATATGTCGCGACGCTGGATTCACGAACCTCGGCACGCTGCAGGGCGTTAGATCAGCAGGTGTTTGAGTACGGCAAGGGGCCAACACCCCCGCAACATTTCGGCTGCAGATCGGCGACCGTCCCAGAGATCGATTATGCAGCGCTAGGGATGCCTGAACCGCCACCTAGCGCGATACGCAGACCGGGCATCATTTCAGGGCCGATGAGCAAAGCAGCCAAGACGCGGACGGTTCCAGCAAATCAGTCTTATGGGGAATGGTTGCAGGAACAAGGCGACAACGTAAAGCGCGATGTTTTGGGGCCTAGCAGGATCCCTTATTGGAACAAGCTGGTGAAGAAATACGGGCCAGAGGATGCAATCCGTAAGTTTGTCGCGAATGATGGTTCAGAGCTGACATTGAAGCAGCTCAAGGCAAGGTACGGGCAACCCTAGAATCAAAGCAACGGGAGCCATCCAAATGAAGTATTCAGCAGGCATGAAGAAGGGCATGAAGAAGGGGATGAAGAAAGGAACCAAAAAAGGCATGAAGAAAGGAATGAAGAAGTGAGAAAAGGACAGCGAGTCAGCTGGGTTTATCAAGGCAAGCGCACGTTTGGCACTGTTACCGCAATGGGCGGGGCCAGGGCAGCGATCAAAGGCCCTAGAGGTGGCAACATCGTTAGGGTCGGTACTGCAGATGATCCAGTGATCAAACTCAAATCAGAATCGACAGGCAACCCAGTCCTGAAGCGTCGATCACAGTTGAAGGCAGCACCAAAAAAGCAGTGAGCATCAAGCGCGGCGGCCATACGTTTGACGGCTATGACAAGCCGATCAGAACGCCAAACCATCCCAGCGGCAAAAGCCACGCTGTAGTGGTGAAGGCGGACGGCAAACCAAAGCTGATTCGGTTTGGAATGCAAGGCGCGAAGCCAAAGCCGCCACGTAAAGGTGAGTCAGCTGCTGATAAAGCAAAACGCGCATCATTCAAAGCGCGACATGCTAAAAACATCGCCAAAGGCAAAACTTCTGCAGCCTATTGGGCGAATAAAGTAAAGTGGTGAGGCAAATAAGCCTTACGGGTTTCACATGACCGACGAGATTACGTCTCAAGAGCAAGAACAACCAACAGCTGATGTTGAGGCGCTAAAAAAAAGCGTTGAAGCATTAGAGCGCAAGAATTATGAGCTGATTGGCAAGCTGAACAAAGCAAAAGCTGCTGATGTTGACGTTCAGGCCCTGATTGACTTCAAGGCAAAGGCTGAGCAAGACCAACTGGAAAGCAAAGGGCAATACGCCGAGGCCAAAGCTGCACTTGAGCAGCAGTTCAGGGAATCAGCTACTGAGAAAGACAAGCGGATCGCGGAGCTGACCGATCGAGTGCAAGAGCTTGAGTTGATGGCACCAGCCGTCAGCGCATTGTCTGATGTGGTGCATGACCCTCAACTGGTGCTTAACACCCAGTTGAAACGCGACCAAATACAGCGTGAGCCTGATGGCACTGTCGTGGTCGTTGATGGCTATGAACGCACCCCCGTTGGGGAATGGGCAAAGGCCAAAACACCGGCATGGATGCAAAAAACACCAAAGCCGCAGGGTAGCGGGGCTCCATCGTCGAGGGCTAGCGGTGAGATCACACCGGGCACAAAGAACCCGTTCAGCCGTGAAAGCTTCGACTTAACGGAGCAAGGAAGGCTATTCAAAACTGATCGTGATTTGTACGAGAGGTTGAAGAATGCTGCAAACCGCTAATATGTAGTGAAGGTGAAGCTACGCAGAGCCGCAAGGGTTACGCCCGAAAAATAAACAACCATTTTTAGGAGGTTAGTCATGGCGGTTCTGCGCTCTGACATCATCATTCCAGAGGTTTTTACCCCGTATTTGATCGAAGAATCAACGCGGCGTGATGCCTTTTTGCAAAGCGGTGTTGTTGCACCATTGGCCGCACTTAACGCGGCACAAGAAGGCGGCGATTTCGTTAATGTCCCGTTTTACAACGCGAATCTTCCAGGCGATTTTGAAGTTCTGTCTGACAGCTCTTCATTGACGCCAAGCAAGATCTCAGCGCAAAAGCAAGTTGGCGTCGTATTGCACCGTGGACGTGCATGGGAATCACGCGATCTTGCTGCCCTTGCCGCTGGTTCTGATCCTATGGCTGCCATTGGCCAGAAGGTTGCCAATTATGTCAACCATCAGCGCCAAAAAGATATGCTTGCGTGTCTTAACGGTGTGTTTGGTCCGGTCAATAACAACAGCTCAGCATCTGCATTTTTTGATCTGACAATTGACGGCGAATCTGGTGACACTCCAACATCACTCAGCCCCCGTCAGGTTTCGCAGGCTCGCGCACTTCTGGGCGATCAAGGCGAAAAGCTGACTACGATCTGTATGCACTCAAAAGTTTATTACGAACTTGTTGAGCGTCGTGCTGTTGATTACGTCAAGGCGACAGATGTTGCCGGCGGTGATGCAACTGCATCCGGCGGGTCCATTGCAGCTGCTTACGGTGACGTGACAGTTCCTACCTATTTGGGAATGCGCGTAATCGTCTCTGACGATGTGAACACCGTTGGATCCGGTGCGTCTACTGAATATGCGACCTACATGTTCAGTCAAGGCAGCGTCGCAAGTGGCGAGCAAGCTGGGATCTCGACTGAGGTTGACCGTGACATCTTGCAGAAGTCTGATGCGATGTCAATCGACCTTCACTACATCTACCACCCAGTAGGTGCAAAGTGGAATGTCACTGATTCCAACCCAAATCGCACCCAGCTAGCAACTGCTGCTAACTGGTCGAAAGTGTACGAAACCAAGAATATTGGAATCGTTCGCGCCACCGTCGTTTCTGCAATGGATTGATCAATCATGGCAAGCTTTTTTGAAACATCCGCCGGGTTAGCCATTGGCTACGTTTCCGGCGGGGCTGTGACCCAGCTCACAAGCAAGGCAACAGGCGTGACCGTGAACGCTCCATCAGGAGCAATCACGACTCATAACGCATCGTTAGCGGGCAACGCTGAGGCGACTTTTACCGTCACCAATAGCTCTGTCACTGCTAGTGACGTGGTTTTGGTTAGCGTCCAGTCTGGCGCAAGCACAGGGCTCTACCTAGCGTTTGTGTCCGCCACTGCTGCGGGAAGTTTCGATGTCACACTCTCAAACCTCGGGTCAACCGCTGGTGAGGTTGTGGTCATCAACTTTGCAGTGATGAAAGCCGCAGCCGCATAATCATGGGGCTCTACGCTTTTAGAAGGGCGAAGGAGCAGGAAGCAGCAGCAGCCACCGCCAAGGCTGCCGCTGCTCCGGCACCGGAGGAGACCAGCAAACAGGGATCGACTGATGGCAGTAGTAATCGTCGCAACACCAGGAGCCGCAAACGCAAACTCTTACCTGACGCTGACTGACGCTGATGCGTTGGTTGATGCAATGGTCTTGAGTTCTGATGCCTCAAAATGGGAGACAGGGAGCACTGATTCAAGGAACCGAGCGCTTGCAGCTGCTGCACAGCGGCTAGACCGTGAGCGGTTCCTAGGTGCTCGCGCAACCGATACGCAGGCGCTGCAATGGCCACGAACAGGGGTGCGAAAGCCTGACACCTACTCAAGCCGATACTCAACCGGCTTCCCGTTCACGATCACGGCTGACTATTACACTGACACCGAGATCCCAGACCAGATTAAGAGGGCTCAAATTGAGCTGGCGGTTTATCTGCACAACAACGAAGACGGCATCAGCTTGAGCGGTCTGGAGGATTACAAGAGCCTTTCGATCGGCAGCATCAGCATCACGCCGAACCTCACATCTGGCGCAATTGGGGCCGACCGCGTTCCGCCACTGTATGAACGCTATTTGACCGGCCTTAGAATTAGCGGACCAGGCAACATCGCAATCAGAAGGAGCTAAGACATGCCTTACAGCTACAACGCCGACGACATCACCGCCATCAGACAGGCTGATGGCAGCTACGCGAGCAGCGTTGTCCAAGGGCTGCAGATCCCGAAGCATGATTATGTTTCATTCAGTCCAGCTGCAGCGCCCAGCGATGGAACTCAAGACGTAGTTTTCAAGACGGGAGGCGCGTCAGGTACCACGGTGGCAACCTTGACGTTGACCTATTCAAGTGGAAACCTTTCCAGCGTTGCTAAAGTTTAGTTATGGGCTATAAGTTCAACCCGTTTACAGGCAATCTCGACGAAGTAGGAGCAGGCGCTGCCACTCCTGGTGGTGCGGACACGCAGGTTCAATTTAATGACGGCGGAGCCCTAGGTGGTGACGCCGGTCTTACCTACGACAAAACGACAGACAAGCTCACTGTCGGCGGTGACCTTGAACTAGAGAATGGCGGAACAT